GCAATACCAATCATCGGTGACTTTTGCCAATGTGAGTGATTCCGTCATTTATTTCACCACAATGCGGCCAAACTATTTTGTGCCGGGTCAATCTGTTGTTGTAACCGGGGCCGGAATTTACAACGCGACCTACACAGTCACCGATGATCGGATTGAACCATACACATTTACAGCTGCAACAAACGCCGCTGATCGCACATACCCATTGCCGTTTATTCCTAACGCTTTGGCTACTTTATCCGGTGGATCAGCCGCGCAGCTGTACGCAGCAACACCACCAGTTGAAAACGCAATTTTGGTTGTGTCGGTTGAGATTTTCCAGAGCATCACAGCTCCCGGCAACCAAATCATGTCAGACAATTTTCAGCCATCACCATTTGTGCTTGGCCGCAGCTTGACAAATCGAGTCATTGGTTTGCTCGGGCCATTTATTGATGTCGAAACGATGTGCCAATGAGTATCGAATCCGAAATTCGCACACCATTGAAAACGGCACTTTCAACCATTGCCGCCAATGTGTACAACGGCATCCCAGAGACAATGACATCACCCAGCATTTGTTTGATCCCGGATGCACCTTATTTGGAAAGCGTTTTGATCGGCAAAACAACCACAAGAGTCAAGGTCAATTTGACTGTAACTGGCGTTGTTGGATATATGAACAATGCCGCAGCTTTGGACAATTTAGAAAAATTGATGATCAGCATCATCGGAGCAATGCCAGTCGGCTACGAAGTTGGCAATGTCAATCAACCACAACCATTGGAAGTCGGTGCAGGTAAATACCTCACGGCCGATTTACAAGTAAGCACCTACTACACCAATTAAGGAGAAAAAATGAGTACAGTAATCATTACCGGCCGCGATGTGTCTTTCACGCTAGATACAAAAGTCTATGCTGCACAAACAACATCGGCAACGCTGGCATGTGACACCACAATCGAAAGATACACAACACTTAACGGCCCAGCGTATAGGTCGGTTGATAAGCAATGGACTTTCACAATTGAACTCTTGCAAGACTGGGGATCAACAGCTACGCAAGGCTCATTGTTTGAAAACATGTGGAATAACGCTGAAAACAACGCAAACACGCCTGTCGCTGTTTCTTTGACAGCTGCTACTGGAGCGGTTTTCACTTTTACAGTTTTGCCAATCTTTCCATCAGCTGGCGGTGCAGCTCCAGGAGCATTAACAGACACATGGGCATTGACAGTCATTGGCCAACCTACTGAGACATACAGCTAAGAAAAGAATCGGGAGCAAATAAATGAAACTCGCAATCACAATTGAATACACGGCTGGGGAGAGCGCGACCTATACCGCGCTCCCACCAGAGTGGGTGAAATGGGAACAAAAGACCGGCAATACGATCCAACAAGTGCAGGACAAGCTGGGAATTGCTGATTTGATGTTTTTGGCATATCACGCAATGAAGCGCGAGGCAGCTGGAAAACCTGTCAAGCCTTTTGAAGTGTGGTGTGAGAGTGTGACTGACATAAACATGGGAGAAACCGAAAACCCAAAAGTTACGAGTCCGGATCAATAAACCGGATTATTTGGGAACTAGCGATCACCACCGGATTGTCACGATCAGAGTTTCAGACAGCTGAGGACATTTTAACCGCTTTCGAGATACTAAGGATCAGAAATGGCAACTGAGACAATCACTTATGACAAGAGTGATTTGCGTGGCATCATCAAGGCTTTCAAAGCCATGGATGACCAAGCTGTTTCACAGGCCAAAGCTGTATCAAATGGCTTGGCCACTTATCTGCAATCCAAAATTGTCTCGGTAGCCGGAGGCCGCCCAAATAAAGCGGCATCGCGTATTGCTCAAGGATCGCGTGTAAGCAAATCATCAAAGATTGGTGAGATCAGCTTTGGTTTTGTTTCGCAAAAATTTAGCGGTGGCGGTACGACTCAACAGCTTTGGGGCGGTTACGAATTTGGATCAACCAAATTTAAGCAATTTCCGATTTGGTCAGGTCGTGGGCCACGCGGTGGATCAGCTGGCTATTTCATCTATCCAACATTGCGTGCCGAACAGCCACATATCATCAATCAATGGGAAAATGCATTTTCTAAGATTTTGAAGGAGTGGTGATGGCTGGTCAAAGTAGAACACTTAAGCTGGCAATTCTTGGAGATGTAGATCAGCTCAAAAAAAGCCTCAACACAGGATCAACAGAGGTCAATGGTTTTGCATCAAAACTAGGCGATTTCAGCAAAAAAGCCGGATTGGCATTTGCCGCAGCTGGTGCCGCTGCCGCAGCTTATGCTGGAAAATTGTTGGTGGATGGCGTTAAGGCTGCCGTTGAGGATGAAGCTGCACAAGCCAAATTGGCAACCACATTGCAAAATGTTACCGGCGCAACCAATGACCAAATTGCAGCTGTTGAAAAATATATAACAAAGACCGCGTTGGCCAATGGGGTAACAGATGAGCAACTAAGGCCATCGCTAGATCGTTTGCTAAGATCTACCAAAGATGTCACCCGAGCACAGGAATTGCAATCTTTGGCTTTGGATATTGCAGCCGGTACTGGTAAAGATTTGTCAGCTGTATCTGAGGCTTTGGGCAAGGCTTACGATGGAAACTTAGGAGCTTTGAAAAGGCTTGGCGTTGGCATTGATGAGTCGATCATTAAGTCAAAAGATTTTGATGCCGCTGCCGCAGCTTTGGCAACAACTTTTGAAGGCCAAGCATCAAAGCAAGCCGATACATTTCAAGGCAAAATGGCTCGTCTAAGTGTCGCATTTGATGAAGCAAAAGAAACCGTCGGATCATATGTGCTCGATGCGCTTACACCATTGGTTAGCGGAATTGTCAATCAAGGCATACCAGCAATTACAAATTTTGCTGAGAATTTGGGCAAAAGTCTGGGGCCAGCATTTGGTCAGATTTTTACAATTATTCGCGATGATGTTTTGCCTATCATTAAAGCATGGTATGGATTTATCGTAGACACAATCATCCCGGCGATTACGGCCATTGTGAAACCAGCATTTGAAGGTTTAGTCGGCGCATTTAATACGATCAAAAACGCTGTTTCAGATAACAGCGCAGAGTTAAAGCCATTACTGGGTTTCTTCAAATCTATTGCTGAATTTGTCAAGGATGAGTTGGCACCGATTTTGGGCGGAGCTTTCAAGTTAGCTTTAGAAACAATCGGCAATATCGTGGGCGGTTTAGTTACGGGCTTTTCAAGATTGGTTGGATTTATCACGCAAACAATTACCAAAATCAAAGAATTTGTGGAATTTGTCAAAAACAACCCAGTCACGCGCTTTTTCTTTGGCGATTCCGGTGGAAAAGAATTAAAGGCTAGTGGTGATTTTCAGATGGGTTCAGGAGCGGCTGAAAATGGCGGTTTAACAATTCCCGGCACACAAGGTTATTCACCAGCCATGCAAGCTGCCATTTTAAGGCGCGAGCAATTAAAGGCCGAAACTGAGCGATTAAGAGTTGCCCGCGATGCCGCTGCCGCAGCTCGAACAGCTGCCACAGGTGGGCTGACCACAGCGGAAAGAATCACAATCAATGTGAACGCGCCAACGGTGATTGATCAAGAAGGTTTTAGCCGAGCTGTAACAGATGCACTTAACAATTCGTATTATCGAGGCACGCTTGGTGCTGGAGCTTTGGCAATCTGATGACTGTTTTCAATCCTGTTTGGCGTGTAACTATTGGCGGGGTTCAATATCAAAATCTTACCTTGGCAAATTTGACCATTACAAGCGGCCGGACAAACATTTATGAACAACCCACGGCCGGATATACAAACCTTGAAATTCTTAATCTCAACAAAGCCAATGTTCCGATTCAAATTAACGATTCATTAACGATTGAGTTGCAAAATTCAACAGCTGTATTTGTGCCAATTTTTGGTGGATCGGTAATTGATCTAAGCAGTGCCGTTGCCGAGGTTGGTGCAACCGATTATGTACAGCGGATCAATGTGGTTGCTTTGGGTGCATTGTCTAGGTTGCCAAAGGCATTGACTGATGGCGTGTTATCACATGATTTTGATGGTGATCAGATTTTCACAATTCTTAGTCAAGTTTTATTTGCATCATGGGCGGAAGTACCTCAAGCCTTGACATGGGCAACTTATGATCCAACAACTCAATGGCAAGATGCCGAAAACACAGGATTGGGCGAAATAGATCGTCCGGGCAATTATGAGCTTTCACAGCGATCATCCAGTCGAACGGATGTTTATTCGCTTGTCTCAGCTTTGGCAACATCGGGATTGGGTTACATTTACGAGGATGCTCAAGGCCGTATTGGCTATGCAGACAGCACACACCGGACAAATTATTTGGCGGCCAACGGTTATGTTGATCTAACGGCAAACGATGCATTGGCATCAGGTTTAGTTATCAAGCAACGCGCAGGAGATGTCCGAAACAACATCACAATCAAATACGGCCAAAACAGCCAAAACGAAACCGATGCCACCGACACAGCATCGATTGCGCTTTATGGTCAATTGTCACAGATTTTTACGACAACATTGAGGCATTTGGTTGATGCTCAGGATCAAGCTGCTTTTTACCTATCGTTAAGAGCTTATCCACGATTTAATTTTAACAACATCACATTTGAGCTGGCCAACCCAGATATCGATGATTCAGACCGCGATGCCTTGATCGGGGTTTTTATGGGTATGCCGGTAAACATTGCCGATTTGCCGTTGAACATGAACTCTGGTGATTTTCTGGGTTTCGTTGAAGGCTGGACATTTTCGGCCAGATACAATCAGGTCAGCATTTCAATGATCGTC